TGACAAACTCACTGATTCTGAATCTGTTAGAGATACCATCAAACAGGTAATAGGATCACTACCTAATCACAGTATTACCGACGATATCACTGAAACACAGATTCTTAAGTCAGCGCAGGATGTAGTTTCTGGTATACGTACTTTAGATGACGCTGACGGCAGGGCCGCTATGCTGGCGTACGGCTCTAGTGTAGGTAATCTACAAGTCAGTAATGTAGCTGCCCGGTTAATGGTAAAAGATTTAGCTGACCAAGTAGTCAGCGCTGCTGCGCCTATTCAGTTAGGTAAAACTGTGATTGATAAGAGCACATCTGAAGTAATCAACGACCTGGATGTGCTTCATAAGATGAGCCGACTCTCTCACTATTTGGTGCTAAATAAGAACCTAGGTAAGATTACAAGTCAAGGCTTACGCATGAGAGGTATAGACATCTCTGATGTGAACATGACACAAACAATCAAACAAGCTGAATACGATGAGCTGTTCACCAAAGCATCTAAAGAAACTCAGACAGCTGACGATATATTCAGCCGCATGAAGGAGTTATACCAAGACCCCACTAAGCGTAAAGACTTTGACCGGTTAATGAACTCTATCAAGAATAGTCATACAGCCGATGAGGTAGTAGAAGCTAGTAAGCTGGCTAAGTTTATGGTGTCATCCAGGAAGTACTCTAAGTTTTTCCAGGGTATGCGAATGAATAATATCCTATCTGGATCAACTAGCAACTCTACCAACATCACCTCAAATCTGGCTCAAACTGTCTATGTGCCTTTGACACAGCTCTCTGGTTCTATTCTTGATGCTGGGTTTCAGATTATGAGGGGTGATAAAGCTGCTGTAGCTGTAGATAAATCAGTGATGATTCAGACTATCGGCCAGTTAACATCTCTGAATCAGCATCTTAGTGACTCTATAAGGATGGCTACTAGGACATTCAGATCCGGCAAGAATAACCTAGAGCCATCTAAGCTATTTGATGACCCTAATGCTTTCGATATGCTAGACCCCAACAGCGGGCCAGTCCTCAACACGATAGCCAAGACTTTGAGTGTATCGCTACGGTTCATGGCATCTGGTGATGAGCTGTTCAAGCAGCTGAACTACCGTTCGTTTGTTCATGGTAAAGCCTATGAGCAAGGGATGAAGCAGGGACTGAGGGGCAAGAAACTCAATGAGTATGCACTCAGTATGGTGTCTAATAGCCTACACAACGACGAGACACACGGTATTAAAGGACTGGCTCTCGATAAAGAAGGTGTTGAGTATGCTCGGTTTGTCACATTTCAGAATGAAATTAACGCTGATACCTCACGATTACGACATGGTCTGGTAGAAATAGTAGAGACATTAAGACGCTCACCTATACCAGGTGTACCTACCATGGCCTCATTGTTTGTCCCTTTCATTAAGACACCCTCTAATGTGATGGCTTATACAGCAAGGAACACACCCTTAGCTTTTGTTAGTAAAGAGTGGCGAAATGATTTCTCAGCAGGTGGTGCTAAGAAAGCCAGAGCTTTGGGTGAGTATGCTATGGGATCTACCATGCTTATGGGTGTTTTAGGTCTAGGCCAGAAGGGACTGTTGGTGGGTAAGGCTCCTATAGACCCCGAAGAGCGTGCCCTGTTCTATGAAAACGGTGGTCAAGAGTATAGTATTAAACTACCCGGTACTAACAAAGCAATCAGTTTCAAGCGTATGGAGCCCTTTGCGGGTCATTTATCCATGGTTGCTGATGTTATGCAAGCTAACCAAAGACGGTCAAATGGTGATGAGGATGAATGGCAGAACAGTGTTTTAGCCGCTACCCTTATATCGTTTGTAGCCAGCGCCAAGAACCGTACATTCTTTGAGGGGTTCAGTCAGCTTATTGAAACTATTGACGGGGCTACCAGTGCTGATACCAAGGGGTATAACAAGGTAGGTAATGTATTTACTAACATAGCCACCACCCTTATACCTTACAGCAGCGCTCTAAATGAACAGCGTAAAGCTAGGGATATGACATTACGCGAGGCTAACACTGTAGTTGAGAAGTTCATGAATAAGCTACCAGGCATGTCTGATGACTTACCCTCTAAGCGTTCGTGGTTGACAGGTAAACCACAGCAGTATCAGAGTAACCCAGTGTTTAATCTGTACCCCACAGCAACACTAAAGAATGACCCGCTGATAAACAATTTGATTAAATTCAATGTGGCTATAGCGCCACCCACTGAAAAAATCAAAGGTGTCAAACTATCTGGCGAACAGTACAGCGAGTACAACCGATTGACAGGCACTATCCAGATCGAAGGTAAGACATTGTATCAGTCTCTGTTAGAAACATTTAACAGTTTCGACAAGACACTCTTAGAGGATGAATTAGAGTATATCCAGAACAACGATGAGTATGCAAGCTCAACACCCCTAGCAGTAGAACTAGGCAAAGTCCGTACTAGGTACAGAGAAGCTGCTGATAGCATGATGGTTCAGACATACCCAGAACTATTCTCACAGATACAGCAAAAGCTAATTGAGAAAGGCAACACCAAACAATCTATGTTCTATCTCAATGATCCGCTTGGTGCCAACATGGGTTATGAAGTAGATGAATCAGATCCTAAGTTTATAGAGCAGACTGAAGAAGTCAGAACATCTACAAACAAAACCCTTAGAAATATGGTAGAAAATCCCGGCACACGATCAAGCAGCCCACTAGATGTTTTACAATAAATAAGGAAAACTTATCATGACTACCGAAGAAGATATGCTACCTGAATATATAAAAGCTTTAGCTGTTCTAGAAACTAAACTAGACCATCTGATACGGTCAGTAGATCACAGAGAGGGTTTAGTCTCACAGTTAGAGAAGCGCCTTGATGAAGTGGAGGGGTACCGTAAATACATGCTGGGTGTCATAGCTACTTTATTCACACTTAGTGGTGTGGCTACTTATGCGGTACAGCAGGTAGCTCAACAGAATAGTACACGCCTATCTATGTTTGAGTCTACACAAGAAGCTTTATGCTACGAAGCTAGAAGTAGAAAACCCACCATCTGCTACCAAAGAGAGTACAGCACCAATGAAAGATAATAAAGACTTACTATATAAGCTTCATGGTTTAGTGCTTAACGAGCTTATAGATAAAATAGAAAACGGTGAGGCTTCAGCAGCTGAGTTATCTATAGCTACAAAGTTCCTTAAGGACAATAATGTACTGTTAGATCTATCCGCACCACAAAAAGAGATTAACAAAAAGGTTACCCAGATTCCTAGATTGAACATAGCTGATTTGCACCTAGCGTAACCCGTTTAATTAATCTCACCCGCCCCTGAGCGCTTCAAAAACTGTATCAAGGTATACCATATGCTAGTAACCGGTAATGAGTGGGCACCTTTACCTGAAGAGTATAACGACTTTAGGGTTTTCCTTAGGGATGCGTGGTCGTTGCTTGGCCTACCCTCACCAACACCCGCTCAGTATCGCTTAGCTTGGTTCCTACAAAATAGTCCTAACCGGCGTAGGGGCCTCAGGGCTTTTAGAGGTGTGGGTAAGTCCTGGATTAGCTCTGTATGGGTGTGCTACTGCTTGCGTCAAAACCCTCAGTATAAGTTCTTGGTAGTATCTGCATCAAAAGAGCGCGCTGATAACTTCACCACCTTTACACGTCAGTTGATTGACCAGTGGGGGATACTTAGATGTCTAATCCCCACACCTGACCAACGAGACAGTCGTATTAGTTTTGATGTGGCACCAGCTACACCTGACCACGCACCTAGTGTTAAGAGTGTAGGTATCAAGGGTCAGTTAAGCGGCTCACGTGCTGATGAAATTATTGCTGACGATGTAGAAGTGTCTAACAATTCAGAGACACAAGCTAAGCGTGACGGCCTGCTCAGTAACATCAATGAGTTTGATTCTATTTTGAAACCGGGTGGGTACATCACCTTTCTTGGTACACCTCAGACTGAAGATTCTATCTACACCCGGTTAGAAGGTAAAGGGTTTACTGAGTTAATATTCCCCGCCCGGTACCCAAACTTAGCACAGGTGCCAAGCAAGTATGGTAACTCTCTAGACAGTGAACTGTATAAGAAACTACTATCTGATCCCACACTAGCAGGTAGACCCACAGACCCTGCCCGTTTTGATGACATAGATTTAGTAGAGCGGGAGATGTCTATTGGACGTAGTACATACGCACTTCAGTTTATGTTAGACACCAGTCTATCTGACGCACTCAGGCACCCTTTAAGACTTGGTGACTTGGTGGTAGCTGATGTAGATCCTGATGTGGCTTATGAGAAGTACATACCTTCTAGTTCTAAAGGTGAGCGCATTGGTGATGTGGCTTGTGTTGGGTTAAAAGGGGATAGTTTCTACAGACATCAAGCAACCTTTGGGGAGGTGCTACCTTACACAGGTACAGTTATGACCATTGACCCATCAGGTAGAGGTGCTGATGAGACGGCTTATGCTGTAGTAAAAATGCTGAATGGTTACCTGCATGTACCAGCTGAGGGTGTCGGCGGTATGACCGGTGGTTATGGCTCAGCTACTTTGGAAAAACTAGCATTAATAGCTAAGAAAAATAAGGTCAACACCATTGTGATTGAATCTAACTTCGGTGATGCTATGTTCACCGCTCTACTTAAACCTTACTTAGCTAAGCATCATCCTTGTGAGGTGTTAGAAGAGCGTGCTTCCATACAGAAAGAGTTAAGGATTATAGACACACTTGAACCTGTATTAAACCAGCATCGGTTAATTATAGACAGGTCATTAATTGATTTTGATTCCAGGGTTGATGACTTAGTACCTAGTGAGAAGCGTCTGTTTTATCAGCTGTTCTACCAGCTTACGCGTATAACTAAAGATAAGAATTCACTCAGGCATGATGACCGATTGGATGCACTAGCAGCTGCTGTTAAATACTGGGTGGAGCAGATGGCGCAAGACGCTGATACCAATATATGCGATCGCCGGGATAAGGATAGAGAAGCACTACTGAGGTCATTTGAAACCGGCAGTAGTGCTGTTATAAATACAATGATGGGTGCAACCACTGACCAGATAGAATCTATGCGTGGTGGTCTCACCTCATCTATGTTTAGCTGTCGCAGCTCTGCTAGTGGTAGTCGAACCCGGCGCTAGCTTTAATACGAAGAGCTACTTGATCCCTGAAGGCGGGGTCTTGCGCGTATTGTTTAGACTGGATATCTGTCATCATCTCATGCTTAGAGTTATACCCGTTGCTGGTACCCGCTGCTGGTACTTGACCCTTCAGTACAGATGTCGGCGTCAGTGTACCCTGCGTATTTTCATATGCTGACTTAAGAGCCATCGCAGCGGTTTTAAGATAACGGGTGTTACCAGAATCGAGTGCATCATTGAAAGCCTCCGATAGCTCAGGTGACCCTGTCACTGCCCACTGAGATACTTGACTCCAGTTTTCTTGGCCACCGAATAAAGATAATACTTCTTGCTCAGCTGCTGTAGTCTCAGCGGTTGCTGAAGTTTTCTGCGCGTCGATACCGGCAAAGTAGTTATCCACTACCGATTTACCGAAGGTGTTATACAGTTTAGTTTTGGTGTCATCAGACAAACCAGCCTCTGATTCGTACTCAGCTGACACAGTAGCGGTATCCAGACCGGCAGCAGTTAAAGCAGAAGTAATACCCTCACCGTATATAGTCTCGGTGTTATCAGGAATAGGGTCGGGAACTGCCGGCTCACCTTCTACTTCCATGGTCTTACCTTGAGCTGAGAGTTTCTTCTCCAGTTCCTGGTATGCAGTAGCCAAGTCTGCTTGTGTTTTGAACTTACCTAGAATAGGTTCACTACCACCCTCAGGTGTAGCACTTGTCATTGTAACTTCAGCCATAATAAAAGCCCCGACTTAGCGAGGCAATAAGGTTATTAGTTGTTCTGGATAGTGAAGATAACTTCAGTGTCAGACACCATCATCACTACTTCTTCGTGGTGAGGTTTAGGAACCAGCACAGCTTCGTCAGTAACTTCCAT